GGATCCGCAATGTCACGCACAAGCGATGCCGACACCGCCGCAAAGCTCGAGGGTGCGGCCGTATTCGTGCGACAAGGTGCCACACATGCCGATCAAGGTTTTATTGTTGTGACCGATGATATTAACCTGGGCGTTACAAGTATATCTATTTCCCAATTTACCGGCCTTGCATCAATAAGCGCGGGCGATGGTTTGATCAAAAATGGATCAACCTTGAGCGTTGATCTATCCGCAACAAGCGGCTTGCAATTTACAACCGGTGAGCTTGAGGTAAAAGCCGGCAACGGTATTGAGCTGCAAGCGGCCGGCGTACAAGTCAAGCTTGATGGATCTACATTGTCAGTTGGTGCAAGCGGCCTCAAGGTTGGCACTATTACATCAAGTGAATTGGGTGCATCTTCCGTAACATCGAACGCCATTGCCGATGGATCTATTGATTCAAGTGCATACTTTGCGGCCGGTGTCGTTGACTCAAACGCGTTGGCATCCTCATCGGTTAGCGCTGCAAAACTTGCATCAGGTGCCGTCACAAATGCCAAAATCGGTGCACAAGCCGTTGATGAGTACAAACTTGCCACAAGCGTTGCCGGTGATGGTTTGAGCGGTGGAAATGGTGCCGCATTGAGCGTTGCCGTTGACAACTCAAGCATTGTGCTCAATAGCGGAAATGTTACACTCGGTACCGTGTCAAATAGCAACATGGGCAGCAATTCGGTCAACACAAGTCAATTGGTTGACGATTCCGTAACCGCCGCAAAAATCGGTGCCGCATTTTATCAAGAGGGTTTTGTTATTTCCGGATCATCCACATCGGGACTTGATCTTGCACGCTCACTTGATAGCGGCTTTTTCAATAGCGTTATCGTATTCAAAAATGGTCTTGCGATCCTCAATATGTCCGCTTTGGGCGATACACCCGCCGATGCCGATGAGTTTACAATTGCCAACAACGGTGCGGGATCCGTTGGCCGCCTCACATTTGGTGCAAACCTTACAAATGGCGATAACATCGTTGTTGTTTACTTTACATAGTGCCCGCAAACAAAAATAACTCTTCTATTTTTGTGCCCGCATCTCAGCGGGCTTTTTTACGCATTAAAAAGCCCGCTGAGATGCGGGCTTTGTTTGTGCGGGCGGGTTGTTGCCTACAAGAATTGTCCGTCAAATTTGCATGATGTTGATCCGACATAGTCAGCCATAATATCAAGAATGTACAGCATTTTGTTATCAAAATCGCCGTTTTCAAGCTGCTCATTTGTGTATGGTATACGCAAAACCATGTCGCAATTCATGTCATCATCATAAAAAGATACAATCTTTTTGCCATCGTATTTTTTGAGGCCCGCTTTTCTATTGATCAATGCTTTAAAGTTTTCTATATCCCATTTTGGGATCACGTTGTTTCTTTGGATTGTTACGCTTTGTGTTGTCATTGTTTTGTCCTTTGTTTTTTTTGTCTTGTACTGCATCATTGCCTTACATCTATAACAATATACTATATTGCTTTGGTAGTCAATAATTTTTTTATCTTTTTGTAATTATTCGTGAATTAGCCCCCGTTTGCTAATTCCTTTTTGAGCTGCTCTTTGACGCGGATCTCTTGTATTTGGTCTTTCAGAGGCTCCAAAATCGCAAATATTTTTTTTTGCCCGCGCTCGAGCGAATCAATGCGGTTACTAAACCCCTCAACAAGATGCCGGCGATCCGTATTGAGATCCGAAATAACCATTTCAAACCTATTGCGGATCCTTTCCTCATCGGCTCTTTGTTGGTTTTGCATTTCAATGCGCTCTGTGCGGTTTTCGGCACGGGTTTGCTCAAGCTGCTTATTGGTTTGTACATAGCTATAAATCATCCATGCAAGGAAAGGGCTGTTTGTGGCTAAATTAACCCAAAGATCGTGATATGTTGACGGATCCATGTCTTCTAATCCTCAATTAGTGTGTATGTGTATGTTTGCCCTAAATGTGCCATTTCCTGCATTTTACACAATACCATCAACCTTTCAAAATCGGCGGGGTGTTGTATAACGGTGCAACCGGCCGAATACTTGCCAACTTGATCACGCACGGTGTATTGCGATGCACGGTGACAATTGATCCCAAAATAACCCGTTTCTGCATTGCGATGATCATGCACAAGATCTTTGTTATTGTCGCGCCAAACCGTGATCGGCGCATTGTACTTTTGGCACAACGCTGCATATTTGCCTTGATGCAAGTCTATTGACCAAAGGCCGCGATATTGCCCGGCTTTGACGATTGCACAACCCTCTTGCTTTGATGGGTTTTCAAGCCAATACGCACCCGCATCAACCGTGCATGCGTACCTTTCCTCTATCCAATACCCGCGCTCTTTATACATACACAAAAACACATCATCAAACGCATCGGCACGCCTATTGCGTGAGCGTATACCAACAAGGTTTAGATCATAATCATGATCCTCAAATGTTTTGTACCCCATTGATCGCAACTGCATCAACCGTGCGGGCGGGTTTTCGGTTTTGTTATATTCCATAGGCACCTCAAGAGGGCGGCACACCAACAACAAGATCGCATGTGCGGTTGTTGATATTATAACCTATTTCCAAAACCATTGCGGGGCGGCGGGTATAGGTGCGGCCAATTTGTGTGCTTTGATCCACAATAAAGCGGCTTGAGATCTCAACCTTATCACCCGCACACAATGCCGCAAACTTGAGCGATACACGCAAAGATACCCTTGCCCAATGGTAAAAATCCCAAACGGCCATGCGATCCCGATCGCCTTGCGCCATTGATGACTCATTAAGGGCAACATCATAGTATGCAGCAAAATCGCGTGCGATCTTGCCATCAACCGGCAATGCCTTTGTAAAACTATTCGTGCGCACTGCTTCGGTACCCGCAAGCGTGTATATCATACTTGTTTGCATGTATGGTGCTTTGAGGTTTGGATCAAAAAATTCAACGCCCTCAAGTGAGATTATATCAAGATCTGTAATATGGGCGGCCGTCTTTGGCTGCAACCCAAACCGCCCCGATGGATCAAAGCATCCTCGCCATGTAAAGGAATTTTGGCGCATTGATGGCCATTGACCGACGATCGATGCCGTGTCCATTATCGCCCTCAAGCCGCCCTCAATAGGTGCAATGGCGGTGTAATCCCAACCATACGCAGATCCGGCCGCACCTCGTATATATGCGTTTGTGGAAACGGCATCATTGTAATCGATGAAAGAATGATTCAAAGGAAAGCCGGATCCATAACTCACGGGCAACACATCATTTGGCCCATTGGTGCCCGCGCCCGTTGATGTCACCAATTGCGTAAAAACTGCATACGGTGCCGCCGCAATACGCACGGCGTTGTATATCTCACTACCAACCGCCAAAGTTGATGCACTTGCGGTTGATGGGTGCACCGCCGATCCGCTTGAAAGTGCAAAAACGTTTGCGGCCTCACTATTCCACCCTAAATAAAATGGATCCGCGCCGCTTGATGGTACGCAATACAAAATACCGCGATGAGCACTTGACTTTGTAAACGATCCCGATGATGCAACGGTCAAGGTTGTGTCACTAGGTGACCATGTTGATGCAACGGTTGTTTTTGTCAGGGTATCATAAAAAAACTTTGAGTAATCATACACGCCGCTTGTGCGGTAATCGATCCGCGATTGAAATGCCGATAGTATATCTTTGAATACCGCACGGAAAACACCGCGTTGCCCGCTTATTTGATCAAGCTGCCCAATAGATATGCGCTCTTTTCCGGTCAAGCCAACAAGCTGCACATACAAGATCGCAATGCAACCCCGCATTAAACTTTGCGTGTATTGCGTTATATCGCCAACAAGCTCAACATCAAAGCCGCCAAAAGATACGGACCATCTTTGTGGGATCACTTGCGTACCCTGTACATTTGCGTTTGTGATCTGCAATGCACCTCTATTGCTAAAGATCTCAACCGGCTTGCCAACGCCATAACTTGATCGTATCACCTCGAGCGTATAGATCGGCGTTATTGATGGCACACTAAGTGCGGATACAAACGATTCATGCCACGCCATTAAAACAGCCCTTTGTTTATTGCGTTGTATGTCGTGAGGTTGATCGATGCGCCCTTATCACTAACCGCCGATCCCGTGTTGAGGTATCGCCCGCCGGTGTCAAGCGTAAAGGTGCCGCTTTGATCCTCAAGATCGCCGGTTGCCGGCGGTAGTACGCCCAAATTGATTGAAAAGCCCGCGCCATTGTGGAAAGCAAAGAGCGCCTCATAATCGACAACAAGATCAACATTGAGCGAAAACAACCGCCCGCTTTCATTCGTAATTATTGGCGATCCGATGCCGCCTTGCGCACGCTTGAGCAATGGCCAAAAGCGATACCACCGCATAAAAACCAACCGGTTTGAATAGTCAAAATTTAGTCGCTTTGTAAAGGTAACATTGCCACCGCTTGCGGCGGTCACATCTATTGAGGCGATCTTTTGCACCTCTCGAATATACGGCGGACTATCTGTTTCAATAACAACGTAATCACCCGCAACCGGCACAACGCTTGTGCCCGTGATAGATGAAAAAACCGCATCTTTTACGTTTACAGTAAACAAACCCGCTTGCGGCGGTGATGATAATGCAGCGCACCACGCCTTTGTATAATCGGTCACAAATGCACATGCAAAGCCACGATCAAGATGGTTTTGTAGTGCATCAAATTGTATCGCTAGATCCTCACCCAATTGCATGCGGTCGCGTTGTATTGATACGGATTCGCCCCCCCGCCCAATGGATCGATAAATGCCGCCGCTTTGTGTGACACCATCGACCGCATCATACTCAAGCGCACTTTGCAGCTCTGCAATAGGCTCATCAAGATCGATCTCAACAAGATGCCGCCCATCGGGTTGCGGATAATACCAAAATTTTGCGCTCATTATGCACCCCCAAACAAAGTGCTTTTTGATTGGCCAAAAGCGCCAAAGCGTTGCTCAATTTTACGCACAAGATCATCAATTGCGGATCGTTCTGTTATGGCACTGTTTATTGTGATGCTCACACCACCGCCGCCCATCGCCTTTGACACATCACGCGCAACGCTTGAGGACATTTGCCCCGATCTAGGCACCACCATTTCGCCCTCATGCAACATCGCAAGGCCACGATTGGCACCGGTAAAACGCAAACCACCTTGACCGGATAGCATGCGACCGCCGCCCATCTTTGATCCACCGAAGAGATCCGCAAACGGTTGTGTGATCAACTCTCCTAATTTTTCGACCATACCCGCAAACGCCTTGCCTAAATTGCCGATCGGATCTTTGAAAAAATCAAAAATACCCCTGAATAGCTCTTGTATTGCTTTGGCAAGATATGCAACGATAGTAAAAGGTAATTGTATCAAGGCATTGATAATCATGCCGGCCGCATCAAAAAGTATTGATGGCAACATTTCAACCAATAACGGCACAAGCACTTTGATGCCTTGCGCAATACCCTCAAATGTTGCCCTAAATTGTTGCTTTATTTGTTCGGGATCGGCTTGCCCTAATGCGGACAATGCACCAACAACACCCGCAACCGCCTCACCAACGGGGCCAAAGGCGGATCCAACGGCGCCAATAAGTGCATTTGGATCCATCGCGGCGGTTATTACTGTTTCGCCAATGCCAACGGCTTGCGCGGTTTGGCGTTGCTTTTCGGCCGCCCTTTCTCTTGCGGCACGTGCCTTGACTGCATCTTGTGCCGCTTGTGTATTGATGCCTTGTTGTGTCGCGATGTCTTGTAATGTTTTGAGGCGCTCTTGTTCGGCATTATTTATGCGGTCAAGCGCGGTCAACTGATCATCATTTGCCTCACCAACAATGCGCCCGATCTCTTGTTGCGCTTTGATTTGTCGATCAAGTACACCATTGGTGATCTTGCCTATATCTGCAAAGCCCTTGACTTGCACCTTGATATTTTTGCCGGCCAATGCACCGATCTGTTTTTGCGCGGTTATCCCGGCCTCATCTTTAAGGGCTTGTATATTGGCAAGAGCTGCCTCTTTTTGGGCTTGTATCTCCGTGAGTTTTACAA